GCTATGAAAAAACCTCTCACGGCTTTTGGTGGCAAAGGTTTAGTCACTACATCACGAGCTATAAGAATGGCTAACAATGTAACCTTACTTGGCTTCACGACTTTGACATCTTTAGGTGACGTGGTTCTTCCAATCATAAGGTCTGGTTCTTTTTCAAGCTGGGCTAAAGGATTAAAGAACTTTGCCACTGACTCAGAGTATAGAGTATTATTAAAGAACGTGGGTGTCGCAATGGAAAACATTGTGCATGAACGTATGGTTCACATGTACGGTGCTCCTGATAACAAAGCATCTCATGCTTTCTTTAACGCTACTTTACTTACACCTTGGACTGACTTGAACAGATCAATCGCTGGTGCAACTGGCTTTGAAACATTCAAGGCTATGCAGATTAAAGCAAGAGATAACTTTAAGCCAAACTTACCTTACGCTCAACAGACAGCTAAGTATAAAACAGCACATAGGTTCTTAAACAATTACGATTTAAATGCTTTCCTACCTGGTGGGAAAAGAGAAGGTGAAAGCCTGGGCAACATGGACTTAATGAAAGACGATACAGCAATGCGTATGGCTATAATTAAGTTTGCAGACGACGCAATCTTCCAGCCAAATCCAAACGACGTTCCCTTATGGGCTCAAACACCAATCGGTGCATTAGCTTTCCAGTTAAAATCATTTCCATTAATGATGACAAGGTTGTCTGGCTATGTATTAAAAGAGGCAGACAAAGGAAATCTAAAACCATTGGCGTATCTTGGATTACTTGGGCCAGCTTTTGGTGCTGTCACTCTGTCTGCGAAAGATATTATACAGCAAAGAGGTGGAGAAGATGGACAAAGTGCCGAGCTTAGAAAAAGAAGTCTTGCAAAAACTTTAGGTCACGACGAGAAAACGCATGGCAACGTAGATGAATATTTAGGCTGGTATGTTGAAGGTATGTTGGTGATGGGTGGTCTTGGTTTGATGGGTGACGTTATTCATTCAGCCGTATCACAAGTTGACAATGGTGCTTACGGACAACAAAGAATTTGGTCAACCCTTCTTGGGCCTACTTTTGGACTTGGTAACGCAGCAGTTAATGTCGCTGCGGGAGGCTTTGATAGCAACGAGAGTAACTCAAAAGAACGGTCTGCAACAAGAGAGCTTGCAACTAGAATACCGATCCTTGGTGGTAACAGAAAATTCAGAGAGACCGTCGTCGATGGTGTAGCTGGCGAGAGTTCATCTAAGAGTAATGGATGGAGTAGCTCTTGGGGAAGTGAGTGGAAATAATGGATAGTACAATATTAGAGGCATGGAATGAATTGACTTATCTTGAAGGTGTGCTTTTTACCTTTTGGCTTTTCATTCTTTACTATGGGAAATGCTGGATAGATTCAAGATTCAAAGGAGATTAAAATGTTACCTATATTTAATGTAGTTGCTGGTCTAGCTGGTACATGGCTAGAGGGCAAACAAGAAAAATCTAAGATGAAACAAAAATTAGAAGTCGCCAAGGTTGCCGCTCAAGTAAAAAAGGTAGAGCAAGACGGTAACTGGGATGAGAAAGCTGTCGCAAATATGGATAGCTCGTGGAAAGACGAAGCATGGACTATTTTTTTTATACTAATAATTGGAGCAAGTTTTATTAAGCCACTGCAACCTATAATGAAAGATGGCTTTGCTTTCTTAAACACTGCACCAGACTTCATTAAGTACGGAATACTAGCATCTATTGCCGCATCATTCGGACTTAAATCAATAGCTAAGATAAGGAAATAATATGGAACATAACTTTGAAAGATGTATGGAAATGTTACTTAAGCACGAAGGTGGCTATGTAAATCATCCAAAAGACCCTGGCGGACAAACAAATCTAGGAATTACCAAAAGAGTTTACGACGAATGGTGTGCTGAAGAAGACTTACTTGTTAAGGACATGAAAGACTTAACTGTCGCAGACGTTAATCCTATATATAAAAAGAATTATTGGGACAGAGTTCAAGGTGATGCTTTACCTGACGGTGTTGACTGGGCAGTATTCGATTGGGCAGTTAACTCAGGTACGGGTCGGTCTGCAAAAGCTTTGCAAGAAATAATTGATGTTAAAGTTGACGGTGCTATTGGTCATATGACACTTCAAGAGTTAGAAAAATATAATCCAGAAGATGTTATTTATGACATAGCAGATAAGCGTGAAGCTTTTTACGAAAGCTTATCTACATTTGATACGTTTGGTAAAGGATGGTTGCGTCGTAACGAAGAGACTAGAGACAGTGCATTAGACATGTCAATCATATCTCAGTCAACAACATGAATGACAACAGCATTTCTTTTAATAGTTTATCTTGGCAATAAAATAATCAGCAATGATTTTTATTTTAGATCGGTTGACGACTGTAAGTATTACGCAAGCCGACTAACTAAACAACCATCTGTGCCGTCTCGTAATATAGATAAGCCTGAGAGAAGAAATTATATTGCAGTATGTGAGATCAAAAAGGTAAACAAAGATAAAGTTACGCTTCATTAGTGTCTTTGTCTTTACCCTCGCTACCCAACGCACCATACCCACAGACGTCCACCCAACTGTCTTCGTGTTCTGGCGTTTGCATTAGTCTGGAAATCTTTACGGCAAGCATACATAAGTAAACCATGTGAACAGAAACTTTTATACCTAGTATCACACTCCACAACTTAGCTATACGGTCGTGATTATCCCAAGCATCTCCATAGTCTTTGGCTCGATTGCCATTAATTAATTTACCAGCTAACTTTAATGCGTCATTCCTTTTCATAAGTCATCCTCATTTTAAGTTGTTCAATCATGTTTGCTTTGTGCCTTGAATGAAATTCCATCTTTGATATTTCTTCACGCATTTTTTTTCTCTTATCTTTTGCCTTAGTCATTTCGTCTAAGTTGTATCCCTTCATGCCCTCAAGGTCTCTGATCCTCTCGCTTAGAGAAAGCATTTCATTGTTGTGCAGAGATATTTTAAACAAGAGTTCGTTCTCTTCAGTCATCTCCCTCGCCAAAAATTGCATATGTTGTTCTGTTACCATTTAGCTCTCCTAAATAAATTGTTCCCTGGCTGGCTTTTTTTTACAGCTACTGGATCGTCTGCGAACGTCAGCTCATCTTCCCCTGGTACTGTTGGTTCTTGATTTTTAAAAATCAAAGATAACGCTGAGTTGCCAAAGTTATATTTTCCGAGACCCACCTCTTTACAATCAGCACAAAGCTTTTTATATTTTCTTTCCCTTGATACTTTCTTAAGTTGCTTCCTACACTTTGCGTTCGCACAGAAATCAAACTCATTTGGATAAGTCATATCCTCTCCTTTGGTCTGAATGTTTCGTACTTGTCACAAGGTAAACTGCCTTCGGTATCTCGTATTGTGCAATGCCAACTCCCATTAGGCATTGGGTACGAGTGGATACATGTGACGCATGACTTCGGCACATCAATGTTTCCCCAACACGCTGATCTCTTGAAGCATCCCCGACACCTCCAATCAGTATCGTCTGTTGCAATTTTTCTTGCTTCGTTCTTCAGAGATATTTCAACTCTTCCAATCAAATGTGCGTACTCAAACTCATCAAACAAAATAATTTCAGCATGGTATTCACAATTATTTTTATTCACTGCAATAAAAAATGCTTCTTTCATTTCGCTCATTCCCATCATCATCTGCAACTGTGCAAAATATTGAGGGTGTGAAATTTTAACGCCACTCTTCTGGAACTTTTTAAAGCTGGCGTCATTCATAGACTTGATCTCAAGCACACGAAGCACTTGGTCGTCTAACTCAACATGTCCATCCATGTGACATGAAACGTGACCACCATACAATTCATAAGAAAATTGTCTGCCCGTGATACCATCAACTTCCCAAACCCTGACATCAGCTTTTTGTTTTAAATCTTTAACGACTTCGTCTTCTAACAAATGACCTAACCTAAAAATTCTTTTAAGCCTTGCACTTGGTTCATCATTAGGAAAACCACGAAGATTATAACTTATGTAAGCATCACAAGTGTTACCTATGATCGACGCACCTATATATTCTCTTGCACGTTCTTCACGCTTCATACTGTCATAGCCATAATCTATAGCTTCAACGACTTCTTTTGATGTTTTAATTTCTTTCATAATAAAAACGAGGTGGGAGATATTTATGAGAAGCTCCCACCTCTATCCCCTAAAACGGTATTTCGTCGTCGAGGTCATCTTTCTTGCCATCGACTTGTGGAGATGATTGTGAACCGTCTCCTTTAAAGTTCTTTACTTCAGAAGACGTTCTCATAATTCCGTCTTCACCTTTCCAAGGCTTGCCGTCACCAACTACGACAGAGCAATCCAATCCAACTAAGCTTGATATGTCCCCTGGTTTATCTGGATTAGGATGTCCGCCCGCAGTTAAAAATGTTTTCAACTGACGCATACCAATCTCAACAGCTTGAGGATTTTTATTAACCATATTAAAATTACAATTAATATTTCCGTTGCCCATCGTGCTTTCAAAATTACACGACAACATCTTACCACCCGTGGCGGTATCTTTTATAATAGCCTCAATACACTTGACTTTGTGTGTGCCATTCTGCAATCGATTTGGCTTTGCCTCCTCAACCTTTGATAAGTCTAGGCTATCAAACCCTTTCCAATTATTCATTTAGCTTCTCCTTCTTTCTTTATGTTGTTAGTAAAAGTTTCAAATTCGTCACTCGGCATAGACATTCTGTTAAGAAGTTCTGTGATGTCCGAACATCTCTCAAAAGGTTTTAATCTTTGTTGAGGGTCTCTTGTTTTGCCATGCCATCCATTGACCTCATCGGTTACTACAAACCTATCGACCTTTGGCATACCTTTGTCGTTCTTTGTTGTCGTACGAACACCACAAAAGACGTGGTCGAACATGGCTGGGACTAACTTCGCAACAGACTGACCGTTGATATGAGGCCAATAGTTGGTTACGTCATTAGCATCCTTCTCTTCTTTGGCTAGTGCAGTAATCAAAACATGGACTGGTAAATCTCTAATCCATTTAAGACTACCCAACATTAGGCGACCATAGTCAGCCCAAATCTGAAAGCCATTGGAAACATTCTTCGCTTCGTTTTCTTTCTCAAGTTGCTCCATTAATCTTTGAGCAAGTTCAGTAAGACTATCTATAGCAATCCATTTGTACCCAGCATCTTGAAACTCTTTGGTTGAGATCATGCGACAGATACCACGGAAAGAATACACACCCTCATCAGGCTCATGCTTACCATCCCAAGATGTGAAAGGAAGATAGTCAATGTCCACGTCTTCGACAGACTTCAAGCCAGCTTCACCGCTTATAATGAAACCTTTGCCATATCTTTTTTGATAGAAGCGACACTGATACGTTTTGCCGTAACCGTGGTGTGCGTACAATAATACTTTAGTTGCACCACCTTGTTGAATTGCACTTGTCTTCATAGCTTTAAACATTCTCCACCACCTTTACTTTTGCTTTGTCTAATTTTCTCGTTAACGCAAACTTAATTAACTCTTGAGTTTCTGTAGGTAGCTTTTGGAATTTACGTTTGTCTATTGACAAAGATCGAGTGACATATTCTGGCAATTCTTTTTCGTTAAATTCTTTCTCTAACAAAACTTTATCCCAGACCCATCTCTCACTACGTGTAATCACGACCTTAAGATTGTCTACGTTTTGTGAAAGCTCACCCTCTTCTTCTGGAAACATCTGAGCCATTTGTTCAGCTAACTCTTTAAGTCGTTCACTGTTTCTCATAACTAAACCCTCAATGTCTTTATACTCTTGAGCTAAAGGCTTTAGTCTGTCGGTTGGGATACCCGAACGTAGAGCCGTCGTCACCTCTTCGGTGGCGTCAAAGCTCTCCCATGTATCTTCTTCTTTCATATTTTCTCCTCATATTTAAAGACGTCAACTTTATCGTTTGACGTACTTGACACACCCATAGGTGTATAGTAGTTAATACAGTTATGCAAGTAAAAAAATCAAGGAGAATAAAAATTGGTTAAGTTAAATATATCTAAACTGGTTGCCGACCTTGGCGGAGCTAGTGCCACAGCAAAGATTGCTGGCGTTGCACGGACTGCACCATACGGTTGGATTGACCGTGAGTATGTCAGCTCTACCGTCCTTGAAATCATTAAAACTCAGAAACCTGAACTAGACATTGACCAATACTTCGAGGAGGATAGTAATGAAATCAAAGACAAAGTTAGAATCGGCACTTGAATACTTAGATCGTGGGTGGTCTATCATTCCGATCAAACCCGAAGCTAAACGTCCAGCCATAAAGTGGCTGGACTTTCAGTCTCGGTTGCCAACTGAAGATGAAGTTACGGATTGGTGGACTAAGTTCCCAGATTATGACATCGCAATAATCACTGGTGTAATATCAGGCGTCGTCGTTGTCGACTGCGACAATGAAGAAGCTGAACATGCAGCCTATGATGCAAAGATGAGAAGTGTAATTAAAGTAAAGACGAAGCGAGGTATACACTTATACTTCGAGCATCCAAAAGACGGAGTAAGAAGAGGCCCACGAGCTGGAGTTAATAGTCGTGGTGCAGATTGGCCTAAGATAAATGGATTAGATTTTCGTGGCGACGGTAGCTACGCCCTACTACCACCATCAAAAAATTATAAGTGGGACTATGAACAAACTGTATTTGACTGGGATGAAATGCCCGTGTGGAAAGACTGGCGTCCTACATTAAAGGAACGTCCAGTTCCAGGGAGTTTCTCATTTAGTGAATTGGATTTGTCGTCTGTCAATCCGATACACCCTGACGAATTACTGAGTGAGTGGGACAGAACAGCTAAGTTTGTCCGTGATAATTTTCCAACCTCCCTCAAGATACCATGCGACATGGGTAATGGACGCAATGAAAGAGTAATGCGTTTTATATCTGAGTGCATCAAAGAAGGTTTCTTTGGTGCTGAACTAAGGGTGCGAGGCTACGCATTTATGAAAGAGTTTTTTGAAAGCAATCTCAATGAACGTGAGTTTGAAGCTACAGTTCTGAGTATGGAAGCTTCTGAAAAAAGAAATCACCCTGACCGATTTGACGACAAGGGTCTGTTGATCCATCACCGTGAAGAGAAAAGCAAGACAAGAAAGTTAATTCAAATGAAAGATGCAGAACAGTTACTGAAAGAAAGTTCAGCCAAAACATATTTGATTGAGCCTTGGCTACCACCTAACACTATCGTTCAAGTGTTTGGTTATAGTGGTCATGGTAAGTCCATGTTTGTGCAACACGCCATGTCAGCTTTGTGTGCTGGTAGAAAATACTTTGGTTGCTTTGAGATTGGTAGACCAGCCAGAGTTTTGTATCTGGATTTTGAGATGGGTATGTCAACCATAGCCAAGAGATTAATAGAGATGAAGCAAGTGCATGGAGATACGCAAGACAGACTAAACATATGGACACCATTCGTGGACAAGGAAGAAATTAATCTGCACAACAAAGAAAGTTTAGTTGAGTTACAAGAGTGGATAAAGTTCAGTGACCCTGATGTTATTGTCATAGATACTATAAGGTCTGCGTATCCTGGCATGGCTGAGAACTCAGCAGACGAATGGTCGAAAGTAAATCAACTTGCTGTCAAACTCAGGAACTCAGGTCTTGCTGTCATACTGGTTCATCATTCAAACAAACCAAGCGATAATGGTATGGGCAGAGAAGCTGGGTCTACTAATCAGTTAACAGTTTTGGAAACGCAGATACGAATTACGCAAGTGTTTAACGATGCTGATACCGCAAAGAACAATGCTGCTATCTTCGACGGAAATTATGAAAACCCAGTCTGGCCTTTATTGGAGAGTAAATTACCTTCGGACTTTCGTCTGTATATGGTGACGGAAGTACGTTACGGGAAGGTGCGTGAGTGGACAGACATTCACGACCGAGTACAGTGGATTGGTTACGCCTCACACAACAAGACTGATGAGAAGTGCATTGTGAGTAGCCTCTCGACGAAGCAGATTGCAAAAAATTTGGCATTGACTGGAAGTGATCCTATTATAATTGCTGATAAACTTAATCGTCCCTTGCGTTTAATTTGGGATTGGTTGGAGATTGAGTAATGCTTACGACTTTTGCGTCAGGGAAAAATCCCCTGACGAAGTCGACTAGCTTGGCAATCTCTGGGTACTTCTTTCTATTTTCTAATTCTTTCGCAGACCATTTCTTAAATGGTTTGTTTTCTTCTTCAGGATATTCAGGAGGCCAAGTTGCTTTTGAATTTTCATACAACAAATCTGCTTTAGTTTTATTCA